CACAGTAAAGGATGTTTCGGCACCCGCACCTGCACCTGCACCTGCACCTGTGACTGAGACAGCATTAGTAAGCGTATCTGGACCCACGAGCACAGCAATAACCGAGTATGACCCTCGTGTAGAATACACGTTTAGATATCTCCAGATTTTCACATCTGTATGCACGTCATTTGCGCACGGTGCAAATGACGTTAGCAATGCGGTAGGCCCTCTGGCGGCAATCTGGTATATCTATCAAAACAATGCCGTCGCATCTAAGATCGAGGTCCCCATCTGGATTCTCTGTTTGGGAGGCGCAGGTATCGTGGCTGGACTCGCGACGTATGGTATAAAAATCATGGAGGTGCTTGGAAAGGATATCACATTTATCTCTCCCTCCCGCGGATTTGCAGCTGAGCTTGCAACAGCTCTCACTGTCTCCTTTGCCTCTAAGTATGGACTTCCTATCTCCTCTACTCAGTGCATTACTGGAGGTGTAATTGGAATCAGCCTCTGCGATTACAATCTCAAGGACCTCAATTGGAAGATTATAGGAAAAATCTTCTTGTCTTGGGTTTTCACAATGATTATAACAGGAGGTATTTCCGCGGCCATCTTCGCACAGGGAGTCTATTCACCCAATGTATAAAGCTTACTTGACATGTTGACCCCGCTCACCACAGGTTGCGGGGAGTCTTACTTGACACCCCGCTCATAAAACAGCACATACGTCGTCTCCCCAATAATCGGCACGGGAATCGCCGTCGGTGTATCATCATCATAGATATACCACGTATTCGTAATCTTGTCCTTGCACTGAGCCGTGTAGTGGCCACCGCCCGACCCGCCATGGTGGTCCACAATAGAGCGCAGCGTATAGTCAGTCACAGCATCCTTCTCGGGAGATTCCTCCGAGAAGAGTGCCCGTGTATTAAATGGCTCGACCGCCGGCACCTTCACCTTCGTGTGAATCTTGCGGCCGTCATAGGTGAATCGCTTCAGACAGACAATGAGTGTCTGTGGAAGCCGCCAAATCGCAGTGTCGCGGTGTGCAGTTGTCCTTACCGGCGAACACTTGTCGCAGGAATACCCTTCGATGTCCTCTCCCTTCAGCTCCTCCTTCAGCATCGCCGTGAGATCAACAGGATTCGCATCGTTCTCAGCGTTGCGTGTGGGAACGGCCGCCTTCAGCGTATTGAAGGTCTCCCAGCGATGGCTCACGTGGCCACATGTCAGGCAGCGGGTGCGCATATGAAGAAGACCATAGAGGAGGTCTACCAGAGGGCTGTATGCCTTCGAGAACTCCCTCTTCCAGACCTCCAGTGCCTCCACAACCCTCTTCTCTGTCTCTGTGCTGGGTGGGCTCTTCATAATCTGCATATCCACCTCAATGGACACGCTATCGTGAAGTGTCTCCAACATGAACATCAAGAACTCGTGCGCATCATGGGGAGCAGTCGTTGCGAAATGCTCATAGACGGAGCCTCGCACGCAGTCTCGCATCGCAGACCAGAAGCCGGCAGGGCGCAAAACGCCAGGTGCTGAGCCGGCCTCTTGTTGCTGGAGAACATCCGCGAATGATTTGGAGACTGCCTGCTGAAGCTGGCGTTTCCCGGTGGCGTCCTTCCGCGTGAGTGTATCGTAGCGCCCGTCTGTGAAGATCCACGGAATTCGCTCAATGTGGCGCAGGGCCTGGAGTGTCGCATTTGCATAGCATGTGAGACCGAGATTCCTGAGACCTACGACACCCTTCTTATTTGCCGCAGGTGGTGACAATGACATTCGGATAGGGGGTGGGGGAAAACTTGAACCCTCAATTTTAGGAGTGATAGTAAGAAAAGATGGCCGCCCCCTCGTTTGCAGCCTATGAATCACTCTATGGCGTAGGGGTTCTAGATGATATTCACAACTACTTTCCAGCGCTCCTCTATGAGCCGACATCCTTCCAAACGGTGCCTGAGGTGCTTGCCTATGTTCAGCTACAGACACGGCGCCGCTTTGACCTCTTCTCTCTGGGGCGGGCTGCCTATATTAGAAATCAGCCGCGAGTTGCTGTTCCTCTCTATAGACCTGCCCGATATGTCTACGAAGAGACTGTGCCTGTGAATACAGCAGCTGATAATATCTTAAATCTCTTCACGACGATGCTCAATTCGCCAACGCTGAATCCTGGCTTCATGAATGCGGTCGTTGTTCGGCCTAGCGCAGAGACAATTCGCGCGAATACGACGCTGTCTACTACCAGTGATGCCGACACGAATGCGGTGTGCGCAATCTGCCAGGATGGATATGATGTGGGTGTTGAGAGGCGTTCACTGAACGCTTGTCATCACGCATTTCACAAGTCATGTATTGATGTATGGTTTCAAGAAAATGTGCACTGCCCTGTGTGCCGCCACGATATTCGTGTTATTGCGCCTCCTGTTGCTGCTACGCCTTCAACCGTTGGTGCTACTGCTACTGCAGCAGTATCACGTGAGGGTGATTCCAGCTAGGTCCTCAGGTAGAGTGGTAACCTGTGTGGAATAGTAGCTCTCAATATCCTTCATTAGCTTCATCTCGTCCGCCAGAAGCAGATTGATAGACACACCCTTGCGGCCAAAGCGGCCAGAGCGGCCAATGCGATGGATATAGTTCTCGCGCTGCACCGGCAGCTCATAGTTGATTACAAGACTTACCTGCTGCACATCAATGCCGCGGGCAAGTAGATCCGTGCTGATGAGAACGCGGATGCCGCCCTTGCGGAACTCCGTCATGCGTCGGCGGCGCTCTTCAACCTCCATCTCTCCGTGAATGAACGAGAGCGGGAAACCCTGTCCAGACATTTTTTCGGCCAGCCACTCCACCTTCTGGCGCTTGTTGCAGTAGATAATGGCCTGATTGATATTGAGCTGCTGGTAGAGGTCGCAGAGAACCTCATACTTCCAATCCTCGCGCGGCAGCTCAACATAATACTGCTTGATACCCTCCAGCGTAACCTCCTCGGGCGGGATAAGAATCTTTACAGGATTGGTGAGAAGCTTCTCCGCAAACTCCACGACCTCGGTGGGCATCGTCGCACTGAACAGCGCAACACGAGTCTCCTTCGGAAAGCCAAGACCCAGGATGCACATCACCTGCTCACGGAACCGGTCCTCCAGCATCTGGTCCGCCTCATCCATGATGAGATACTTGATGTGCTGGCGCTGAATGGCGCCGCGGTGCATGAGGTCATAGACGCGGCCAGGAGTTCCAACAATATACTGCGCACCCCGCTCCAGTGCACGGAGGTCCGCGCTAATAGGCGTGCCGCCTGTGGCAGAGTAGACAGAGAGTGGAAGCTTGGAACCAATGTGGGTGGCCACATACTCAATCTGCTGAGCGAGCTCGCGGGTGGGCACAAGCACGAGAATCTGCGGCTTCTTAATCGCCGGATCTACGTGGCACATCGCCCCGATACTAAAAGCACCCGTCTTACCAGTGCCCGACTGGGCCTGCGCCAGAACGTCATTCCCATTCTTAATAGGAACAATGGCCTTCTGTTGAATGGGAGAGGGCTTCTCAAAACCATGCGCATAAATACCGCGGAGGAGAGGCTCGGGCAGAGCCATCTCATCAAAAGACTCGTAGGAAACAACGGGGGGAACACTCATTCTTATACTTCCTACGCGCCATCTTCTTAAGTCAAATTTGCACCCTGCCCCTCCTCCGCCCTAAAATTGGAAAACATTTCTCTTCGGACCTTTAGTAGAAAGACTATGGCAGACGCAGCACCTGCAGACGATGTCTATGAGGAGGGTGATATTGACGTGGCAGAGGATTTTGCAGCCATTGAGGAAGAGGGTATAGAGAAGGATGACCGCGCCGTCATCCCTGAGCCGCTCGAGGTCCTCTACAAGTTCCACCCCGAATCCATTCTTGATTATGCGGACACTGTGGCGGCCAAGATTCCTCTCCGCGTTGCGCTCGGCGACTCGGACACGGTCGTGGACCCCTATCACCGCTCCCAGCCGTTCCTGACGATTTTCGAGAAGACCAAGATTCTTGGATTTCGCGCAAATCAGCTTTCACAGGGGGCGCGCCCTTATGTGGATGTTCCTGAGTATGTGACGAAGGCGATTGAGATTGCGCATTTGGAGCTGGAGCAGCGTCGTCTCCCGTTCATTCTGAAGCGGCCGATGCCCGATGGCAGCTTTGAGTATTGGCGCCTCTCGGATCTGATGGTTCTCTAAAATCAGAAAATGCGCACCCTCTCCTCAGGTGGCACATACAGGTCATCACCCGTCACAACGCCAAATAACTCATACCACTCGTCAAACTGGTTCACAATGAAATTCACGCGCAGCTCAGCCGGCGCATGGACATCCAAGAAAAGGCTCTGAATCACCTTTTTGGGCCGCTCCTTCACGCGCCAGGAGACGGCATATGCAATGAAAAAATCCCGCAGCTGCTTCCTTTTCTCCTCTTCAGATGCGTCGCCAAGCTCCTGATGAAGAGCATCCAGTGCAATCGCAAGTCCTCCCAAATCGGCGATATTCTCTGAGAGTGTGAGTGCTCCGTCAACAGGGTGGCCGAGAATCTTGCCACTGTCAAACAGTTTTACAAGCGCGTCCGTCCGCTTTTCATAATCGGCAGTATCCTTCTTCGTCCACCAGCTCTTCTTTTCACCCTTCTCGTTGTAATCCTTACCGTCCATGTCAAAGGCGTGGGTGATTTCGTGGCCAATCACAGCCCCCAGCCCTCCATAATTCCAGCCAATGCGCTCCTTGCTGCGCTTATAGAACGGCCACTGGATTGAGCCCGCGGGAAGCACGAACTGGTTTCGCTCATTGAAATAATAGGCATTCACCATGTAAGGCGCCTCATCCCAGCTCTCAGGATCCGCCTTTGTGCCCATGCGAGAAATCATAGTGACCGTGTTCATTTCAGAGAGAAGATACATGTTCTGTAGGAAGTTGTCCGTGATAAGATCTGGAATCTTGATTGCTGGGAACTCGTCTGGATTTGAAATGCTGAAGGTCATCGCCTCCAGTTTGCGAATCGCGAGCTTCTTGGTCTCCTCCTCCAGCCACTCCACCTTCGCGAGGCGGGCCAACGCGTGTTTTTGTATAGTCTCGGCAAAGACTGTGGCATCCTTCTTCGTTTCTAACTCCACATAGTCGTCCACATAGAGATAGGAGAGCGGAATACGAAGAAGTGTGCGCACAAGATTCAGCGTCAACTGGTCTTGCGGCAGCTTCTCCACCTGGCCACGCAGCCGTTTACCGAAAAACTGGAAGTGGAGGTCGTCATAGGGTGGCGGCAAGACCGGCAGAGCGTAGAGAATTGTGTGAAGAGTGAACAGATTGCTCCAGCTATCTGGTGTCCACGTCTTCAAACACTTCTCTATCTGTTTTATTACACGTGTATTATAAACGCGCACCGTCTTTGATTTCCAGTTGGCAACACCATAGGATGTAAACAGGCTGTCCCACGCGATTCCAGGGAAGGCCTTGTCCAGCTGATTGCCTTCTATATCCTCGAATAGTTCGTCCTTGTATCGTTTGATAATTCCAGAGAGCGACGCTTCCGTCTGGACGGCCGTGCGCAGCTCGTCAATAAAGAGCCGCTTTCCCAGGTCCTCACAGAGTTTCACATATGCGAGAAGGGTCTGTGTTTTCCCAGGCGCTGTGCCACTATAATAAGTATCATCTGGAAGACCAAGTGACCCGCACCCCACCATAAGAGTATATTCGCTCGGGTTTCGCCGCTGGAAGATGCTCACATTCATAAATGTTGAAATACCATGCCGATTCATATTACCAATCCGCTCCATAACATCCTCTGGGCCGCGGATACAGATCATGGACCGTATACTCTTTCGTAGAAACGCCACGCTGTTCTCTTGCTTCTCCCGCCGCATGGACGAAAGCATGAAACGGCCAATGACATCCATCATCTTCTCCCGCTTTGTCGTCGGTGACGCACCCTTCTGGGCTACCGTGTAACATTTTGCCAATAGAGTCTCCAGTTGCTGCTCAATCAAACGCTCCACCTCTTCACTCACACCAAAGGATGTGCGGAAAGGCGGAATAGATGCGTGCTGTAGCCAATGTCCATTCACGTGTTTGTAGAAATTCTTTCCAGGTTTGATAGAGACTACAGGTCCAGGCAGGCTGGTGTTAGATGGCTTCAACCGTCTGGTTGTATTTTTGTTTTTCATAGCTGGTCCGCTTACTACTTGATGGTTTTACTTTTGTAATATCGGAATAGGCTCTTCGACCAATCTGCTGCTTTTTCACGAGAAGCAATAGAAGTCGTTTCTCGTGAAGAGGTGATATAGTTTTTTCCATTAACTCGCCTCTCTTATGTTTTATTTAGAATTGTTTTTCTGACTTGCCTCCATAATCTCAGATACAAGAGGATTCACAGTCTTATTTGTCTCCCAGCTGCAAATCTCATACATACATCTGTCAATAAACATATATGTGAAGTGATCGCCGTTAGTCTCGAGGAGGGTGTATCCGCAGTTCTGTAAGTGACCAGCTGTAAGTGTGGTAAACAGATGGGTATCTGGCATCTGCGACCACTTCACCATAATCAGACCCGGGCGGTAGCCGGTATCTAGAACGGCCGCGAGAACACTGCGTTCCCACCCCTCCACCAGTGAAATCTTCAGGATGTCTATACGTTTCTCGCCGTCCATTTTCATCGTGTCTGTGCACTGTTTTACACAATCGTCTACAGAAACCGTAGATACCGCGTCTGACTTTGCAGTGTAAAAGCCGGGAATTCCTATATAGGACCGGACGTTCTTGGGAAGAACCCACTTTGTATCCACGCCCTCCGTGAACGAGCTGGCATCAGCCCCTCGTTTTCTATCCTTCAGCACCTTTCTCACTTCATCCCACTTGGCAGCATGGGATTCGTTGAAGTTCCACACGTGAACAGGGCAGCCCAGCGTCTCTGCGATGTCTAAATCAGCAACAGCGCTCGGTGAAGAGCCTACGCTAACAAAAACAGTTTTCACGCCCTTCTCACTATAGAAATCCCAGAGATTCTCAAGCACGGGCCATGTATCTTCGCCGAGACCTACTAGCTTTGTCTTGATTGCCTGTGCCGATGCCTGTCCCGATGCCTGTGCCTGGTCCCCCATATATCTAGTCCCAAGTCTTACTGCCTCCAGTGTTTTCCGCAATTCATACACTGAATGAAGATAGTCATCGGCTCATCCGCCGACCTCGTCTGCATTTCATAGTATGTGCACTCGCGCTTGTGGCAGCGCATGCAGAGGAACTGGTCAGTCGCCATGGCCTTGTTGCCCTCCAGCTCCCTCTTCTCACGCTGTTGCCGGCGATGGATAAAGTCCCTCCAGCGCTCATTGCACAGCGCGTAGGTGTTGATGGAACAGATGGCCTCAATTGAATACTTCCCGCTCCGCAGATCGTCAAGCAGCTTTGTATTCTGAACATAGCTTGATGGCAGAAGATTACCGAGAATGTGCCGCATCTTTGTGAGATAGATATGTTTGAAGAGCGAGTTGTTCCAGTGGCACGTGACATGGCGGTCAAGAGCCTCCGTAATGGATGCATTGTAGATACAGCGCTCCAACTCCTTTACATCCAGGTCGGTTATACCAGCCTCTCTCAGGACAAGCTCAATCTGCTGGATAGCAAGCTCGCGCTTTGGGAAGAGATGGGCATTCGTTACAGATTCCTTATGAAGATGCTCCTCCTTTGGAATATGGAGAATTTGGGATGTACCGCTCTGAAGGGCAGCGGCGGCACGCTTCTTCTTACTGATCTTGGCAGGACGGATAGGTAAATCCTCTACCTCAACATCGGCGGGGCCTACTTCTGCCTCTGCCTCTGCCTCTGCTTCTGCTTCTACCTCTTCCTCCTCATCATCCTCTGCCTCCTCATCATCGTCCACCTCTTCCACAATAATCTTCTCTTTCACACCGGCCTCTACTTCAACCTCATCGGCCTCCTCTGCATCTTCCTCCTCTTCCTCGTCCTCCGAATCAATGTCCTCAAAGCCGCCAAACATCTTTGTATAGAAGGCCTCGTAGTCCTCTGTCTTGAATGGCACGGGCTTCGTATAGGTTGTCGGATATGCAGATGCTACGAGAACAATGTCGCCGAAACAGAGGGTATTGTCAAAGGGTGGAGGGAGCTCATGCTTATTCTCTGTTCCAGCTTTGCCAGTCGTATATCCAAGAAGAGTGAGAGTATATGTCTTGTAGCGATACGTTCCCAGAATCTCTGGCACTTCCTTCTTCTTAAGATAAGTCTTCACCGAGTCCAAGCTGATAATCCCATCCTGGGCTGGAAGCTTTCCTTGCTTTACCTCCGCCTTTTGCGTGAGAACAATACAGGCTGTCGTCTTACTCATCTCCGTTTTTCTTGAATACGTTCCTTGCGCTTAAATGACTCGTCAAGTTTATATGGTAGGTATGAGACTCATTTGGAGACCATCTGTAGCATCTACTATCATAGGAAAAGAGGTCGCGATTTATAATTTCGGCTCGCACACTGGCTTTCTTGTAGGAAATGACTGGCGCTGCTATCATATTCTTGAGAGACGCTCTCAGGAAGATGGTAGTATAGAAGAAGATGTAGAGATGTGCGCGGACGATTATGTTCCGCCGCGCCTACTTACTGTAGAGACGTACCTACTTACTGCTTATTCTCCACAGGGGCTGTCTCTGGAGGGCTGGTCACTACAGTGGCCTCGGGCGCCGGTACCTGCACAGAGCCAGATAAGTCAACCACGACCACCGCCGGTGCAACAGGTGCAACGGCAGCAGCCGCAGCCTCCACCTTATCAACAACAGCAGCAACCGCATCGGTCACAGGGGCAAGGGCGGGGACCGCGGCCTTCGCCTGCGCAAGGACGGCCTCCGCCTTCGCAGCCACCTCCTCTACCTTCTTCGGCGCGTCCTCCACCGTCTTCACAACAGCCGCCGCATCTGCTGCCTGCTTCTCAGAGACAAGGCCAGCCGCGGCAGCAGTCGAGACAGCCGACGTCGCAACACACGAAAACCAGCTAAACCACGATGCAGGCTTCATCTGAGACACGAGGGACGTGAGGCTGAGCTTTCCACTGAAGATTTCGTGAACCGTCTCAAGAACTGCGGGGAGACCCGACTCGGCAACGAGCGAAAGGTGTGCGTAGCGATCATTGACCGCCGCCTTCTGGTCGGCCGAGCATTCGGCGAGTTCCTTCTCTTTCAGCTCGGTGAGTGCCATCACCATGGCCTTCATAAGAAGAGCAATCTTCTTATCATGTGAGAGGCCTGTGAGGGCCTTTGAGTCAAGACATAGTTTTACGCCGGCCTTTATTAAAGAACCGGCATTAAGAGGCTTTGTAGCGGAAAGCACCGTTTTCACGTCAACGACGAGGGCGGCTAGAGGGTCCATCTACTTTGTATCTAAAGAAGTTTTTTAGGCCAAGTAAAAACTCCCCGTTTGTTTTTTCACGGTAGTTTAGATGTTTAGTCGTATCTTGATAGCACTTGCAGTTGCTGTCGCGGCCTTTGTTGCCTACCTTCTCTTGAAGGCCTATAAGCCGTCGTGGTTTGGCTTTGATCATTTTACCTCTGTTCAGGCGGCGCCTACCATTGAGTACCAGCCGCCCGTTGAACCTCCCCGCATCGTGTCCCCCTCTGGCCCCAGTCCGCCAAGTGCCGCCCCGCAGCCCCTTCCCCAGGAGGAGAGACAGGCTCCTCCGGACGTAACGGCGCGCGACCCCCTGGACGATCCGAATAGTTCAGAGAATCTCCAGGACAATCTGCGCCACCCTGAACGCAGTTTTAGCCCTGGACTGAAGCCGACTGACGTGGATAGGTCAGTCGTGAGCGGGGTGGCGTCATCTAGGTCTATGACTTCGTCTCAGGCGCTTCAGACATTTGCCCCTGAGATGGCCCAGAATGGTGGAGAGTTTATGCAGGGAATTGCAGCGAATGATACGATGAGTGATACGGAGTTTGCCGCATTTTAACGTAGGCTTTAAGACTTAGCAACGTATAGAAGTAGTAAGAATGGCATCTGCTACGCAGAATGATCTCGAAGACGGGAATCTGCGCTCATCGCATCGCGAATCCAGTGCTGTGAAGCTCAAGTTCGCAAACTCGTTTTTACACGATCTGGCAACCCAGTTCGTGGAAACACGTATCAAGGATTGTTGTATTCGGCAGCGGCTCCAGCCAGATAAGGAGCAAATTGTGAAAAGGGGCACGTTCTATGTGATGGAGAATGAGTCCAGGTCGGACCCTGGATTCCTACTACTTCTCCCCAGGCAGCCGGCCGTCTTCATGATGACGAGACCTAGCGGTGCCAACAAGAAGATTCCCGCATGGACCCTGCGTATGCGCACGGATGTGCGGCTGGGGGATGGTGGCGGGACGATGCTCGTCGCGACCCTCGATAAGATTCAGCACACTCTTCGTCTAGAGGATGTCTGGATCTGGAAGGGAGAGGATATCTATAACACGAAGAAGTTTTCAGAACGGCGCGGCTTTTTGAAGACGTTTGTAGAGGATTGTTGGACTCCTGATGCCCGTCTTATGAGCGGAATTAATTGCACTGTGGCGAATCCGAAGCCTCTCAGTTCCTTAGCTACTGTGGAGAGTTGTTTCAGCGTTGACCTTATCCCCGAGCTTCCTGGAAAGCGGCGGTTTTGGTTTCAGCTTCAGACACCGAGTGCTCCTCCGGCTACTACTTCTACTGCTACAGTTCCTATGTTTCGCACAACGGCACCGGTGCTTCATGATACTGTGCCAGCTGTGGGGCGTGTAGAGGCATATGCGGTTCCTTTGGAAAGTCTGCCCGATGTGTATGATCTTTTCCTAGAAAACGGGACCGCGCTTTCGCGTGCGGCTGTTCAGCAGCTTTCGTTGAGTCAGAAGCTGAAGGCGATTAAGGGGCGTATCCCTGTTCTTGCGGAGTGGAGTTCTGAATTTGGCCGATACGAGATTGTGGAAATTCGCTCATCTAAATAGAATGAACTGGGAGGCTGAGACTATAAAATATGGTGGGGGCCCATTTGCCCGTCCTGCAGCTAAGCCCGCGACGCCGGTGCGTCCTGTTGCTAAGCCCGCGACACTAATGCGTCCCGCTGCCGCTCGTCCCGCTGCCGCTCGTCCCGCTGCCGCTCGTCCCGCTGCCGCTCGTCCCGCTGCCGCTCGTCCCGCTGCTAAACCTACGACGCCGATGCGTCCCGCTGCTAAACCCGCGACGCCGATGCGTCCTGGGGGTTTCCAGATGCCCCATCTCGCTATCGCTCGTCCCGCTTTTGCTCGTCCCACCGCTCCTGCCGGTTTCCCTAGAAGTCCCGCATCTGTTGCGCTTGCTGCAAAGGTTGCCAAGTCTGCAAAGGTTGCTAAGTCTGCAAAGGTTGCTAAGGCCGCAAAGGTTGCTAAGGCCGCAAAGGTTGCTAAGGCCGCAAAAGCCGCCAAGACTGCTAAGGCCGCTAGGGCTGCGCCGTCTGGCGCGAGAAGCCCTAAACTAGTTGCCACTGGAGCCGCATCCGCCAAGGCCGCCAAGACTGCAAAGGTTGCCCAGAGCAAGTTAGCAGCTACGCGCGCCGCCGCTGAGAAGACGAAGAAGATCGCTAATGCTAAGGTTGTTGCTACACACGCTGCGTCTGCAAGAGCGGCAAAAGGTGCCAAGGTCGCGAGCTCGAAGTTAAGTGCAACACGGGCGTCGGCCACGAGAAGCACAGGTTTTGCAAATCCCTATACAAATATATCTAGCCTATATACAGGTGGAATGGTAAGAAAGACAGCGAAGAAACATCGTGGTGGTGGCTATCAGTTCGGTGCTGCAATCACACCCGGTCTTATCAACAACTATGGACAGGAGGTCGTCACAAGTGGCAAGCCTCTGATCCCCGACTACAGTGCGGCGCCCAAGTCCGATTCTCTGGGCTACTCTGGCCCGAAGGGACTCCCTGGCATGTCAGGTGGGCGCCGCCGCCGTCAGTCTGGTGGTCGCTATGGCTTTGTCTCCGCGGAGGGTGCGGCTGCCGCGGGTCCCCCGTCCATGGGCGGCCTCGCCCCGATGTCCAGAATCCCCTGCGAGGCCGCGACGCCGAATCCGCTGAATCCTAGACAGGGCGGTGGCGGTGCTCCTCTCGGCGGTGCCTCCCTTGGCGGTGATAATCAGGCTTACTATGCGCCGACGGCCGGCTATGGTAACCAGGCGAGCACATGGGTTGGCAGCACAGGCTCTCCCTCCATGATCCAGACGCCGTATGATGCGAAGTCGATGAGCCCTGCCTGCCTGAAGACGGGTGGTGGTCGCCGCTCGCGTAAAAATCGCAAGAGCCGTGGTCGCAAGAGTCGCGCCAACCGTCGCTAGATATTCATACTTTCATGTCCCATTCTAGAATATTGGTATACTATAGAATGAGACACACGCGTAAACAGAAGGGTGGCCAGTGGCTAGGAATACCAGGATTACCTGGGCCTAAGATACCAGGCCCTAACCAGGCTGCGCAATCTGCCCTCGCAATGGCCGCGGTAAAAGCGAAGACAAATGCGATAGCGCGGAATGCGGTTATGGCAAAGATGAAGGCGCTGCCGGCTCCTCCGCCACCGACACAAATACCCGTGTTTGATCCATGCGCCACAAAGCTTCCTGGACCATTTCCTGGAGCGCAGCCCATATGTATAGGCGGATTTAAACCGCCTGCTCCTTCTCCTTCTCCGACTCCGGTGCCGATACCCTCTCTCCCGCCCCCGATGCCTATGCCTATGTTTGATCCGTGTGCCACGAAGGTCTCTCCATTTCCTGGAGCGCCGCCCATGTGTATGGGCGGATTTAAACAGGCTGCCGCGGCACCGCTCGTGAATCTCGCGGCCGCCGCGAATGCGGCTGCGAAGGCACAGGCCGTCGCGAAGGCGCAGGCGAATGCTCTCGTAAAGGCACAGGCGAATGCTGCGGCAGCTGTCAAGGCACAGGCGAATGCTGCGGCGAAGGCGAAGGCGAATGCTTTTGCACAAGCACAAGCACAGGCCGCGGCAGCCGCAAAGGCACAGGCAAATGCGGCAGCGAAGGCGAAGGCGAATGCGGCTGCGAAGGCACAGGCGAATGCGGCTGCAAAAGCACAGGCGAATGCGGCTGCGAAGGCACAGGCGAATGCGGCTGCTGCAGCACAAGCACAAGCACAAGCACAAGCACAAGCACAAGCAAATGCGAATGCCGCTGCACAAGCACAAGCACAAGCGCAAGCAAATGCGAATGCCTCTGCGGTTGTTGCGAATGCGAATGCGGTTGTCGCTGAAAATGCAGCTGTCGCAAATGCAGCTGTCGCAAATGCAGCTGTCGCAAATGCAAATGCACTCTATGCAAATACAACAGGTGGACGAAGACGTAGTCGCCGCTCTAAGAAGAATCGTCGCTCTCGCCGCTCTACTCGACGCTAATTCAAAGCGTAACGTCGTAGGACATTAAAAATTAAGGAAGTTGTAACTTCCTTAATTTTTAGTCACGACGGTAGGTCATCCTAATCGTCGCTAAACAAACACCCATTATCATCTGCTGCACGTAAATCCACGGTCTCATCTATCCCCTCCTCTCCCTCAGTAGAAATCGTATAGTTACACTTCCTATAATATATACATCTCTTACGCCATTGCGAACGATACACTCCGTGTACATCCACAATGTCTACAATCAAAGGCGCGACAACCCTCTTGTTTGCCTGAACACGCAGAATACGGCCCGTGCTCTGCTCCACATTCTTACGAGGACTTGCTAAGACAACACAGTTCAGCGTCTTGATATTCATAGCCTCGCTCGCCATTGCATAGGATGCCAAGAGCACTTGTGCGGTTGCCGCGCCAGCCTCGCGGACTTCCTCTTTCATTCCACCGATGTAATAGCCCATTGTAGGCACCCGCGGTGCAGCAGCAAGGAGCGCCTCAATACTATTCAGATGACCAATCCGCTCGCTCAACACGAGAACACGACGCCGCTCATCTGAGCAAATCTCCAAAATAAGCTCGGCAACCTGCTTCGTCCTAGGTGCGCATTCAACGACTTGTGTCAGAAGCTTTCCCATTACGGGCTCCTGCTTCCAATTCACTGGAACATTTGTGTAGGTATTGTCCTGGCAGTCCACATAGACAGGCTGGACAATTACGCTCGGATCCGCCTCGCGCACCTTCTCCCAATACACAGGTGTTCCAAGAAACCACTCGAACACTTTCGTGAGACCATCCTCTCTCTTGGGAGTGGCAGAGAGGCCGAGCATCACTTTTGTTTGGACCTTCATCAGCGCCTTAGAGAAATGTCCAGCGCCCAGATGGTGGCACTCGTCAAAAATGGTAAATCCATACTCCGCAAATGCCTTCTCTGGAAACTCCTGGCCACAGAGGGTCTGAATCATGCAGAGGGTGCAATCATATTTGTCCGATTCAATCTCGCGCCGCCCAGCTTGGCAAATTCCGATCCTCAGCCCAGGCATCAGCGCCTCAATCTCCCCCTTCCACTGGTTCATCAGAAACTCCTTGTCCACGACGACCATGAAGCGCCGCCCCAGCTTCGCAGCAATTGCGATGGCCATGAATGTCTTTCCGCGACCGCACGGAACACAAATGAGGCCGCCACCCTGTGCTGGCGCAATCCCGGCATCTACAAACTTCTTGATAATGTCAACCTGATAATCGTAAGGAGTTCCGCGAAAGACCTTCGCCGTCTCTGAAAGAGGAACACCATCCGAGAGAATCGTCGCATCTGGAGGTCCAAACACATCCTGACCCCAGCGCCGAGGCAGATAGTATCGCTGCGGCGATTCGCGATAGATACGAAAGGAGAGGTCCTCAGCACCCTGATAACTACGATGGACGATGGGCGCAACTTTCAGCTCTGTCTCAATGCGCCGCCTTTCGGCGTCGGTCAGCGCAGCTTTACGAATGGAATATCCTTTTGATGTAAGAACTTTTGCCAAGTCCATCTCCTGTTAAGATACAGCGATAGAACTTTGAGTGCCTGCGACTAATTTTAAGTCTTATTGGTAGATGAACAGAACCGATACAATTCTCGTTGGCCTGTCTCTATTTATATTTCTGGCGTCGCCGTTTTTCCCCACTGTCCTCTACAAGATGGCCTTCACAAACATGATTGTGCCTGGGCTGCTTTTACTGGTCCTTCTTTATCTAGTAAAGAAGAGTCCTATAGGATCGGTCACGGTTCTCTTAGCCATTATGTCCCTCTTTATTGAATACAGATACAGAGTTCTGGCCACGAGCATTCCCCGCTCAGTTGACCCTCCTGCCGAGTATGAGAAGCAGCTGGCTGCCGCCCCCCCGATTATGCCCGACGAACTCCACCCTCCTCCGAGACGCCCCACCGATAATCGTGTTACCTAAAGCCGGCTGAGGATGCGACGGACGAGTTTGAGGCCATCGGCCGCTCGGTGAATGGAAAGAAGGCTCTTCCTGGTGTGCGTCTTCCCGAAGAGACAAACCAGTATTTAATTGAGCACAATGTAACGTCGTGACTTAATTTTAAGGAAGCTATAGCTTCCTTAAAATTAATGTCCTACGACCATTAGAGTGATAAAACTTTAAAATAAAGAAGCTCATGAGCTTCTTTATTTTAAAGTTATCACGGTGGCTAAGTAATATTATCTAGTCAGCGCACCTATCAAAAATCCCGCAAAACAGAACAAGACAGCTGTAAAGACGAGCCATGGGAATTCGCGAACCCACGTTGGGAATGAATCTAGTATATTCAAATTCCCGTCTCTATACCAATGGTATGCGTAGAAGCCGCCAATCACAAGTGCTAGCGAAAGAATAATTCCTAAGAACGCGGCAATAATGGTCTCCATCTCTCCTGGCGCGAGAGGGGGCTTACCACCCGCAGCTTTTCTCTCTGACTCTCTCGCACCCAGTAACTTCGTCATGGGCTGAGGCATTCCCGTAGATGTATCGATTGTAAGTTTTCCACTCGCTATATCTCTATCTGGGTCAAGAGGGACGCATTGATATGCGCTCGTATTGTCCACGCGCGTCGCCGACATTTTTTTGCTCTGTTCAGCACCAACCGTGTTAATTCTGACGGCCGCGCGGAATGCGTCGGGTGTAAGAGGAAGGATTGTTGTTGTCAATGTGACATCGGTAGGGGCCTTGAACGACGGCCAGACACCCCTATTTCCAGCTAACATTGCTATAGCATCTAGGGTCCCCGCATTTACAAGGAGTCCCTGGTAAAAAACAATGCAGAAGGCGTTGAACGGATTCGGCTCCAGGCAGGTTTTATAGGTCGCATAGTCTCCTTGACTCGGAATACACTGGGAAAGAGAGAATGGGCCACTCACATTTTGCCCAGCGAGGGCCGCGATATAGAGGGGGTCAATCACGGTGGTCGCTTGACGAAGAATAGGAATTGACATGAAGATGTATTTGGGGTCGGCAGTTGAACTTGAACTCTGAAATGTAACGGTGAGATCGGCCACATTATTCTCAGCTGTCGTTGCAGAGAGAATCCAGCCCCTCGTCAGGGGGGCCGTGAGCTGCGCCTGGAAAATCTTGTAATTGAGACCGTTATAGCGAATATAGGTTCCTGTATTATTTGCCTCGTCAATGCGGGCTTCGCTTGTATTGACGAAGATAGGTGCGTTGGCCCTCGGCCCGAGATTAAACTCAATAGGAATTGTGTCTCTCACACTTTCATAGAGGTCCCTGTCTTTGACCGTCGGAGGTAAAACTGGAAAAGATGTATTTCCTGAACCACAGCGGCGCATATCTACCGGTGAGACTATAATTTAAGGGAAGCTCAAAGAGCATCCCTTAAATTATAGTTCCATCACCAAATTAGTCGTAGGACATTAATTTTAAGGAAGCAGTGGCTTTCTTAAAATTAAGTCACGACGTCAAATGAGCCCAGGAACATATGTGGGCCCATCAAACCGATAGAGTGTGGCCTGTGCGGTTTGCCCCGTAGGGACTATTTTTATCTCTTCGCCAGACATGAGTTCATCACACCCCACATCATCTTGGCAGTCGCGGCGCTTGTAGTGGATGGGAAGAGGAACGGGATTATTCGTGTCCGTTCTCGTGTAATAGTTGAATCGGTCCGAGCGGGACGCTACGCGCCGACCGAACAGCGGAAGCAGCTGCCCATCTCCCGTTTTCAGAAGACCCATTGATTGATACGACTCGGGTAGACCGCGTGTGGGCGTATTGAGAATGTAGCCGCCGTCGGGAGGAGGAAGCATGCCGCGAGGAGGAAACTCGGGCCCATTGTCCCAGCGTCTCTGGGGTCTCGGCGGGCGGGCATACAGATCATTGGATCCATCTGAGGTCATCACATTCACATTAACAGGCGGCTGTTGCTGTGGCATGAGCGTATGCGGCATGATTATAAGAGGGTTGTATACATACATAAACACTCCTACAATAACAGCAACAACCAGTATAAGTATACCGGGTGTAAGACAGAATACACCTGGTGGACATATATTTCTAGAGCGAAAAACCATCTACTATGGCCTTTTATAATCCATTACGCGCTCTCAGGACCCACCTGCATAGACGCGGTCATAGCCTGCTGATCCGCGTCAGGTAACTGTGTCGCATCCGGCGTCAGGGCCGTATTCACAGACATGCCATCCTCACCAGTGATGAGCGCGGGGCTCGGGCGAGGATTCGTATCAACCGATTCCAGACGAGCCATGCTTGTCTCAGGAACAACAAGTAGACGTCCCTTCTCGCGAACATATGCAGGGATGCTCACACCAGACAGTCCAGCGGGCGGCTCACCACCGCTCACATCCATTGTCTGGAAGTTCTCTACGCTCGACGAGCCCATGGAACCAAGAACGCCGGTCGTCACAACACCTGACACGTCGTGTGCGCTTGACGACGGCATCTTCTTTGCAATACCCTTTACACGGTCAGAGACTGCGACCGCACCCCCACTCCCATTCTGAAAACCGCTTATCTTCATTAACTTCAAGAGCATAAAAATAATGGGGGCCGCGAACAGGATTACATCGGGAATAACCAGACTGCCCGTCATGCCGTATGCTGCAGCCGCCGCAGCAATTGTCAGAACAAAGGGGGAAAAGGGCAGATAGAAGAAATCGTGAAGCACCAATAAAACTGCCACTATCTGAAGAATAAGACTCTGCTTCATCTACCGGTGGGACTAGAAATTAAGGAAGCTCAAAGAGCTCTCTTACCATATGAACTTAAAATTAAGGAAGCTCAAAGAGCTTCCTTAATTTTAAGATTCATCGGTTAATCTGTCGTAGGACATAAAAAGTAAGGAAGTTGTAACTTCCTTACTTTTAGTCACGACGGTAGCGTTAGTCGCAGAACGTTACCGGTGGATGCTATATTATAACGAAAGAAGCGGAACAACAACCCGTTGTAAAAGCCAAAAGGTCCCACCCGCTGTGAATGACTTGAGCAGAAGGCCCAGCACAGTCAGCTCACCTGTTCCCTTCACAAATGAGGGGATATAAGTGCCAATGATTATATTTATGATTGGAAGACTGAATAAGAAGACAATTAGACTGACGAGGATCGGGACCTTCATCTCGTCGAAAATCTTATTCAACCACGACTTCTTCGGGACACGTCTCATCGGCGCCTTAGGGGCCTCTGGAGTCCATGCGGCCGATCCGCCCAGAGAGGATGCGGACGGGAGGCCATGGGGCTGGAGCGCCGCCTGGAAGTCCGCCTGTGTCGGGTGGGAGTGTCCAATCACATGCGCGGTCGCAGGGCCATTGTCCATTGTGTGCTGGAGTGTAGAGTTCGGATTCGGCGATGAGATGACATTCCCCGAGGAGGGCGCAGCCGGAGGGGGGTCGTTATTCATATCCGCCATAATCTTATTAATCAAGTCACCATCGCCGTCAAGCTGGGGGGACGAATCAAGGTCGCTGATGAGTGTTCCTGCTGAACTCATAGTTCTCACCTAACCACCGATTTTCTAATTGAGAGGGAGGCGCAGTGTAAATGGCTCAATCACACCCTCTTTCGGGCAGTCTACAGCAGCACTCCGAAACTGGTAACACTTGGCACCGAGCTGGTAGGTCGCCTTGTTGACTTCATCAACGGGCGGCGCCTTCTGAACTATACATTCGGGGCCGTGGCACAGAGGTCGTAGAAGGGACATGAGACCAAGTCCAAGTATAAAACTAAACAGCGTATTAAATGTCTTGCTCTTCAAGAATTCAAACATCCTGCTGGTTGACACTATTTAAATATGTATACTCAGCAGATGTTCAAACATTTTAGTATACTACCCTTTCTCATCGGCATTGCGTGCGGAACCTTCATTCTGTTCTTCTTCAAGCCTGAGCCTGTCACGATGATGAAGTATCCTCACCCTACCAATGTGGATGGTCGCACGTATAAAGATAAAAATGATGTATGTTATCGTTATACGAGTAAAGAGGTGAGTTGTGATGATAATGAGGCCGCGCTCAGACCGTATCCTCTTCAGTAATATTAACGTCGCCCACCTTGTTTGGCGCGTATAATTGCGGCCTTCTTTGCTGCTTCCTGCTCCTCCTCGGTAATTACTGACTCCTTCGCCTCAGGGGGTGGGGCGGCTTCCACCTTGCCCTGTTCGCGGAAGGTCGCGCGCAGACTCTCCATCACCTTGCCGACCACGTTCTCGGACTTCCAGTTGCCAGGGTCAAGAATCTTCTTATTATCGGCGCCAATACCTACACCCCCACCGCCTGCGCGAGGATCCGCATAGACGAGGGAGTCTTGGCCAGTCGCAAGCAGCTTCTCCAGTAGTTCGGGATGCTGTTTGAACATATCCGTAAGAATGCCCGTCCAGAGCGCAGTGGGATTTTTCGCCGGCGTAGTAAACTTCACCGTCTGGATTCCAACTGTGCGGGCAGAGCGGGTCTTCAGAATCTTTGCACGAACCTCGGCCTGCCCCTGCTCCGCCATTCTCTCAGCCTCATATGCCTGATAGGCGCATGCATACTGCGTCTCTTTGTGAATGAAATTCACTGGCCAGAGGGGGCTGAGAATGCCGTTCTGCGGATCTTCGGGACGGAAGAAGAGGCGGGCGGTGAGGCCGGATGTCAGGCGGACAGATGCTGACCCCTCGGCACCACCACTCTCTGTTGCGACTGCTGCCGCTGCCGCCGCAGCTGCCTCCGCGGTTTCTTCATAGCGCCCATAGAAGAGGGTTGCGGGGAAATTGCGCCTCTCCAGGACGAAGATTCCCTCGAGAATCATGTCCTTCGCTCCCATGGAATTGTGGGCGCCGAATAGTTTTCGCGTCTCATACGGCTCATCAAAGTGAACATCACTTATCTTGGGGACAGGGATTGTCTTTACTCCTCTGACACCAGAGCGGGCATCTACGCGCTGGAGCTCTACATCATTCACGCGTCTATTCGCCAATAGAACAGGGGTTATATTTCCGGTCGTCTTGTAGTCATCGTAGGCGGCGATAAGTTTGCGACGTTCATGCTCATAGATGACATCAAGTCCTGCAAGTTTATCGGCCCTGAATGACTCCATTTCGCTGCGCTCCTCCGTAGTGATAGGTCTGTAAGACTTCATCTTTATAGAACTTTCAAGCTCGCCCGCCTTGTTATATGTATTCAGAGAGCCGTCATCGCCAATACGATATTGGTCGGACTTTTTGTTTACAAATTTGTAGAATGCCTTAATCTGTGTGGCGGTCTTTGTATCATAGGGGACGGCGGCAGGAATTTTGGGCTTAGGTTGCTCTTGAGGAGCAGCTGGTGCCTGAGGAGCAGCCATTTGAATAACCTTTGTCTCGTCTGCCATCTCTGCTATTTCTTATTAAGCAGGAGGTTCTTCACCAATGTATACGTAACGTGGCACTCCTTCAGACTCAAGTGCGTTCTGGTTTAGCACATAATAACCGGGCTTCAAATTTTTCTTGCCCGTCGATATGGCCTGTGTCGGAACCTCTTCAGATGTCTTGCTATATCCAATCGTAAATTTCACAATACCGTAGCTCACAATCGCCCAGACAATACAAAAAAGCCAGACCGGAAACCAGGTGTGTTTCTCCGAGTTATAGAGACCAAATTCTTTCCAGCTTCCATCTTCATTGAACATTATTTTGGGTTTTAGAAACAGCATTGCAACAACACCCACCATGTATAGTAGAGCACTGAAGAGAAGAACCCTCATCCTGTGATAACATCAGAGTTTTCTTCAGTTTTTCAAGATATAGAACTGCGTCCATCAATTCCTCCTGGGTATGCTGGACCCAGTCTAGGAGGCCGAGGTCGGTGCGATCAAGAGTGACGCCGTATTTCTTGATGCCGATTTCAGATCTTTGCTGGAATGAGGCGACGACCGAAGCGACTATACTGTCGGGCTTCGGTATACTGTCGGGCTTCTGCACACTGTCTGGCTTCACGCCTGATGCGGGGTTTGTATTCATCTACCTTCACTGGTTCCTCGGGCTTAGACTGGCACTTCAAGTGTTGTGTACAGAGGCGATCAGCAAAGATATCCTTCTGACTAGCCCTGCGACCACACGGCTTACCACTTTTCAGCGTTGCCTCGCACACATAGTAAATCATGTGGCCAACCCGAACCTTTCCTCTCATAAATTCTCTGGAGGACTCTTCAAAGAATTCGTGAGTAAACATCTTACATCTCATGCGCCGCCGGCATCTTCAAATTTATTCATCATCGCCCGCGGGCGCATTATCATACCCCTCCCCTTCGTCAGCGGCGGGCGCCCCCTCCACAAGACCCACCATCTCGCCGCGTTCTCTGCGCTCTCTCTCGTATTGGTCTTCATTGTGTTCACGAATGGCTTTGGAGCCGCCGACTGCCCAGTCTCCCAAACCCAGACGTTTATTAAGAAGCTCGACAGCCTTTCTCTCGGGGCTCATACTGTCCAGCTTGCCGATCATGCGCATTTTCTCAACCTCGTCGCGGCGGGCAATCATTGTGCGAATTTCATCCGCTGTGAAGTTCAGACCCTCCACCCTGAATCGGCCAAGACAGATTGACAGAATCTGCATGGCGCCCTTCGGTTCCGTTGGTCCAGCCTCTATCTGCTCTCCACTGGGAACAAGGTTAGGGTCAGCACACTCTGCCATTATCCCCATAATCATGGCCTGGAGAAGATAAGGAAGACCAATTGAACCTCCTGGAACGAGCGGCGTGCGAATCTCCTTCTGGAGGAGGGGAAGACAGACAATCAGCTTCTTGCGCGCCGACTCAATCTTCGCGCGAGCCAGCCCCACATAGCGCTTCTTTGCCTCATCCAAATAAGAAAGGTGTGAATTCAAAAGGGTCTCAATATCTTCATCTGCAACGTCGCCAAGTTTGTAGGATTTCTGGACTCTGAGTGAATTGATATTGAATTTTGTCTTGAGCCGCTGGAAAGGGACAAGGAAATAGGACTGTAAACTCTGGACCAAATCGGCAGGAGGTTGTGAAACCAGCCGTTCAAGCGTCCGCCCCATCTCACCGCCGAGGCGCTCAATCAAGACCTGTTTGAATCCTTCCGCCATATTGGAAAGCGGCCCATATGCAGTCGCAATATCCGTCTCCTCAGGCGCCTTGTCCTGAGAAAATGTCTGAACCGCCAGAATTGTATTGGAGACGGCCTCGGCCCAGCCACTGAAAGGCGGCGGCACTAAGTCGCGCAGCTTCTCTAAAAGATTAATGCCCGTGAGTGGCTGTATTGTCTTAACCGGTGAAACGGAATATCGCTCGTGCGACTCGTCGAGCAACTCCTGGAACCGCTTTCTGGATGTATCAATCTGCTGAGAATCTAGCGCAACGCGCCCCTCCTCTGGTGTGAGGATATCAGAGCTCCGAGGAAACTGGAATCCACAGTGGGGGCAGAGGAAATCGTATCCAGGCTCGTGGGGCAGGCCCTTTCTAGGCCCATCAAAACACACCTGTAAGAAGACGCGGTAGAGAATGGAATCGGGTGCAACCACGTTCAACCGCTCTTGCTTGCGCGTGTCATAGTGAACAGCGAGATGGCTTCCCTTCGGTCCCTTCACCGTCTTGCTCTGGGAGAAGGCCGGAAGTCCAGCGCCCTTTTCATCCCAGAAGGATGTAGGCGTCTGGAGAGGGTGGTAGCAACATGCCGCCTCGCTATAAGGAGAACCCGTCCCCAGGGCCGTCGTCTGTTTGGCAATTTCGTGAGCCAGCAGAATCCAGCCACGACCACGCTCCCTCGGTCCAGCGGCGTCTGCAACCACGACGGGTCCCTCCAGCGAACCTGTCCGCTGTTCAGGCGTGAATCCAGCGGGGACAAGTTCGCTCAGCACGTCGTCATCTAGCACGGCCTCCTTCTTCTTCTCCACATGCTCCCGCCGCAGTGCCATATCCTGCTGGACGTCCGAGTTCTTCAGGGCATTACCACACGTGGTCATCAGTAGTTTGGCGATTTCCGTCTGCCGCTTCGGTATACTTTTCTCCCGCAGAAAGCCAGTCAAGTTCCAGGGAGGCGCACTCTCCGTGATTCCAGCAATGGCGCAGGCCAAGTAGTCAATGCCAGTCGTATTCTCCTTCTCGGCCGAAGGGAATCCAGTGAAGCCAGGTTTGCTGCAGCCAGGGAGACGATAGCGGGTTGTGTAGCTGGGAATGCCAGTCTGGATTTCAACCAGTAGATACGCGGCAACTGACGTGACAAGCACCTTGCTGCGAAGAACGTCGTAGTCTACTGTTCCAACGCCCTTCGCCTTCTGCGCCTTCTGGAATTTGGAATAGTCGTCTCTGGAGGGCTGCTTGGAGAGGTCAACCTCAACCCGCTGTGCAATCTTCCTATATCCCTCGTTTGTGATGACGACGCCTAGACGCCCAGCAATAAGTTTCGCAGCCTTGTATGCATCGGTCTGGATCTCGGTCGCAAACGCAATGTCCTCTACTTTTGAGATGGGAACGCCGAGCGCCATATCAATCTGGTCCTGAGCAAGCGCATCCTTGTCTACGAGAACAGCGCGACCCGACATCGGCCGACCCTCGTCGTCATATTCTAGACTCGTATCATAGTCCAGTTCCGAGATGGACTGGCCGCAGTTGCCGCAACAGAAACGGCCGTGGAACTGGTCGCGACTGAACGCGAGAAGGAGTTCCTTGTGAAGTGTGTCCTTCTCTAAGGGCTTCAGATACTCCTGGAGAAGCAGGCGCTCGTGAACACAGATGGCCTGTTTGCTGCATATTTTGCAGTGAATCCAATTGTCCTTCTTCTCGCCCGCGAATCGTGTGAGAAACTCCAAGAGGGACTTCATGCGCAGTGTCTCGTCTTTGATTTTGCGAATCATTGTCAGCGACGTCACGTGGGTGCAGGGGTTAACCGAGCGCACATCGACATCAAGATATTCCCTTACGTTTGAGCGAGGAATCGTGGGCCTCTCAACAAGAAACCCGACCTTCTTCGCATTCTTCTCTACCAGGCGGGCAGACTCATACAGGCGGCGCAGGAAATCGCCCCGCGCCTTTTTGCGGATTTCGCCCTGTAGAGGAGCCGGCGCCCCTGAGAGCACTGCAAATGTGAAATCATACATATTTACAAAAAGATAGGCAAACATTGCAATGTCATTTTCGCGATAGCTGGGAAATCTTGACTGGAACTCCAATATCGCCTTCTGGAAGGCTGGCTCGCCGAGGAGCTGATCCACCCGCTGCTTCACTACCTCTGGAAGAAGAAGAGGGTTATTCTGCAGCGTAATGGCCTCCACCTCCGCCTTGGACTTCTCGTTTATTGCTGCGATACTGGTTCTCACAAGGGCGCGATAATTATCGAGCTTCTCCACAACAACCAGCATTTGGTCAAGACTGAGCTCCCTCTCTGTAAGACCAAATGAGGCGAGCTTGTTGAGCACATCTCCCACCCCCCTGCTCTCCAATGGCTGACCCTGGAGCCAGTCCTCAATACTGATATTTCCAAGAGAGGCTCCTGTGACATTGAAAATTGCGCCCGCAGATGGCACATCTGACACGGGCTGCTTGTATAGAATCCACCTCATCCACATCGGCGCCATAAGCCCTCTACCCATATCTAACGCCAGCTTTCCAGAGCGGGTAGTTCCCAAGTCTCTATCATATTTCATAGGAAAGAGCAAGTAGCTGTCGATTGAGAGATTCTCACCCGACTCCACCACACGCGGCGCCTCCTTCTCACGCAAGCGGCCCATGCGAGGCCCAGCCCCTCTCAGAAGACTCATGCGGACTTTCATAATCCAGTCGACACCAACAATGCTGGTCTTGTCCCCTCCTAGCTGGTCTAACTCAAGTCCATCTATGCTGTTCTTCTCGTCAAAATTGGGCACACTGCCGCGAAAAAACTCCGTATCGGTGGTGAGTGGCTTCACCGTCTGACCAGCTGGTAACCAGCTCTGGAGGTAGCGCGCAAGATAGCCCTCCCAGCTGAGAAACCAATTGGGGAGGGCATTTCCAACAATGGGCTGGCCCGCCAGTCCTCCCAGCTGTGTGTTGTAATATTCATTTGTTGCGCCGATAACATCCGATAGATACTCCACTGAGATAGACGGGCTGATACTTGTCACAGGGTCTGCCTCTTTCCCCATTATATGCTCGGTCGAGTGATCCAGATATATCACGCGTTTCACATTTGCAACAGGGCGAGAAAGGGGGACATTACCAGTCGTCAAGAGTTCATTGAGAGTTCCATAGAAGGTATTTCTTCTACCGACAGGCTCTCCAGAGCGACTATAGATAACGAGCTGATTTCTGAGAAGAATCATTTGCTCTACGAGCTTTCTGATTTCAGACTGTGTATGGGGATTCTTCTGTTTCTTGATGCTCAGGGCCGAGAGAAGATCCTGGAGCATGTCATTACGCTGAACAACATCGGGATAGAAACGCTGGGTGGCCTGGATTTCGCGAATCTCCATGATATCAGGGACCTCCAGCGTATCCATAATTTCTAGGCCAGCGGCCTCCTCCTCTGTTACAGGGGCGGGTGGAGCCTCGGCAGCATCTTCTTCAGGGACCGCCTGAGGCGGCTCGCGCACACGCATAATGATAAACTCCTCATCCTGGGGAACACCTTTGAAACCGAAAACAACCGTTTTCTCGGCCCCCGACGAATCCTCTAGCACAACGGCGTCATTCTCCTCGTCAATTGATTTGATTCGGTAAGTCACCCCCATCTCGCCGTTCTCCTTGATTGTTTCCGCGAGGTGGCCCACTTGGAAATCGTGCTGGACAACGAAGGTATCTGACACCCTCTTCTTGAGAACATAGGCGTTCGTAATTCCAAGGGCGGGGTCAAAATCCCCATCCACAACTTGGATAGTTTCAAGTCTGTGAAACGTGCCATCTGGTAGAATTTTTATGGTATCTTCATCAAGATAGTAAATTCGTCCACGAAGCCCGTCAAGTGGACCGGTTGCGGTTATATATATGCGATCGCCTAACTGAAAGCCAGGCTCTTCTTCTATTACAGGCGCTTCCTCTGTCATACTGACCCTACTCTACTCCAGTATTAAAATTGAAGATTCTACTCATACTTTGTCCGCTAGTTCAAATGTCTTTTGAGATCTCTATCTTCAAGACACTCCGAGAGTCGTATCCTTCGTGGGATGTTCTGAAGACCTATCTTACATCGGAGGAAGGTGGTAAGTTTAGCGTCCGGGATTGCGAAAATACACCGTTTGCCATCATTCGGTATAAGAGGGGTGAGAGTATTCTAGGAGAAAACGGCCACTGGCTTCGGTCTGTTGTGTGGAACAAGGAGACCAATCTTCCTGTCTGCGTTTCTCCCAGGAAGGCGAATACTGGAATGCCCCCTGTTGGGACACCACTTCATCTTGAGGAGTTTTATGATGGTGTAATGGTGAACGTCTTTCGGATTCTTGGCGGTGATGGCATTGTCAGTGAGGAGCACATCGCGACCCGCTCTCAGTATGGGGCGGGAGGCACGTTCTATAGCCAGAAGACATTCAAGGAACTCTTCGGCGAGGTGGGTCGGCCGCCCGTCTGGCCAGCCAAGGATCTTCCTACCGAGGAGTTTCCCGCCACATTCATGAGTTACGTGCTCCAGCACCCTGAGCACCGCGTGGTTGCGAGCGTATCATCGCCGAAGGTTATTATGGTTGAGTGCGGAAAGGTTGCGGCGGACGGCACGGTCGTCTACTCTGAGCCCTTCTACAAATATGTGCCGCCCACGACATTCGCGAGCGAGAAGGAGATGAATGAGCACATTCGCACGGAGTCAATCCATCGCGGCTGGAGGTGGCAGGGACTCGTCTTCCGCGACACGGCAGGCAATCGCTGGCGCATTCGGAGTCCTACATACACCTATCTGCGGAAGATGCGCGGCAATGAGGCGAAGCCACTGGACCGCTTTCTGCGCCTACGCTCTACGAACAGTGTGACAGAATACCTGAAGCATTACGGAGAGGAGCGTCAGGTATTCTGGGACTTTGAGACCACACTGCGGCGGCGCACGAAGGAGATTTATGATTCATATGTCGCGGTTCACAAGTCGCATGAGAAAAAGCTGGCAGACCTGCCTCAGCCCGACAAGACGGTTGTGTTCAAACTGCACTCGCATTTCCTCGCGAATCTGCGTCCTCAGAGCAAGAGTGTTCGGATGCAGGATGTGATTGACCTGGTGAACGCGCTGCCTCTCTGGGAGCAGGCACTTCTGTTCAAGGTGCCTCTGCTAGCTCTTCCACCTCTTCCATCATCACCTATTGACCAACCGCAGCAGGAACAAATGGCTCCAGAGCCGCCCGCCAACTAGCGAACATGTCGGCACATCCCTTCGCAGCGCGTGCCACTGCGGCTCTCGCCGTCACCTGCTGTCCATCACGCTCAACACCAACGCGCAGAAGCATCTCATCGCGCAGAGGGTGAGGGACCTTGTAACCAACGAAGCTGATATCCGTCTCTGCACCGTCTGCCGCAACCATCGCATTCTGCTCAATCCACGTCTGGAAGAGGTTACCGAGCGTGTGATCCTCCTGGCTGAACAGGAAGTCAAATCCCTGGAGCGACCCATCCGCCGGGACAACCTTGAGATTGTCAGGTAGGTCGCCCACATTAATCGTAGCATACCGCATACACCGCGCCTGAAGGACGACAAGGGCCCGCGCAACAATTGCCTCGGGGCTCAGAACACCCACGCTCTCAATTGTGAAGTCGAAACTATAGGGCTCGCCATCCTTCTCTAGGAAACAGCGATTCGCCTCCATCGTCTCAAACTCCCGCTCCAGCTCTCCCTTGCGTGTAGGATTCGTTTCCAGATCAGCGAGATTCACCTTTTTACTTGAGGTCAGCCAGTTTGTGAAGACCTCCTTCTTCTTTGCCGCATCCAGATCGGGCGTATACTTATATGAGCACTGGCTCACAGGGATATAGCGAGCATTCTGACGACCCGTGCCCACCGCCGCCATCATCTTACACTCCAGCACCTCCGGCGGCTGAGCACCAACACGGCCCTTGAGAACCGTGATGAGCGACGTATCACCGGTCAAGCGGTGGGGGTGGAAGAACTGGCGAGACGGGACGATGGACGGCTCCTGGTCAGGACCCATCAGCTTCTTAACAATAATGTCGTCGGCCGTGATATCCACCGAGTCGGTTGTCTCATTCTTTACATTGATTTCAAACGTATACTCCTCCGGCTTCCAGAGAAGCGGCGCCGCTACGTGAATAGGCAAAAGACCGATACGATGTGCCAGCATCTCATTGCTCATAGGCGTGCTGTTCTTTGTGATGACGACATCGGTTGTCTTTCCAGACGAATCCTGAATATCGGCGTTGAACCCGACTGTCTCAACCATTGTTAGCACCGCCCTCCGTAGAGTGTTGGCATAGGAGACATGAGTGGGTGCAAGAGTAAACTGGAGAACGGTCTCACCTGTCTTATTCAGATTCTTGAAGGGCGAGTCACGAGCAAGTCCTACTGCCGCAGGAGCAACAACACGAATCTTGGAACGAGCAACTTTGGAAGGGGCAGGGACAGGGGCAGACATTTGGGCTTGGGCTTCCATCTGCATCAGAGCACTCAATTTTGCGGAGGAGTTGTAGCGCTTTGCTTCTCAACAGATTTTAATGAGCCAGAGGCAGGCCACCAATATTTGTTTTTATAGCAACCGGTGCAAATGGTCCAAGGCTTTTATTCAAGAGCTCGCGCAGACCCCATGGAAAGGGGATTTCAGATTCATCTGTGCCGACCCCTCTCCGACTCGCCCCCAGCTCCCAGATTGGCTGAAGACAGTTCCTACTCTTGTTATTGCTGGTGAGCCTGAGCCGAGAACGGGGAGTGATGTGATGAACTGGTTGTATGAGAAGAAGATGAAGGAGGCGGCGGCCACAACCTCAAAGAAGACTAACACGGCCGACGGAACTCCGGGAGGGGAGCCCGCTGGATGGAGCATGTTCGAGAATACTAGTTTCAATAAGTCATTCGGCTACAGTTTCAATGAGGCAGATACATCAACGGGTGGAGATGGTGGTACAATGATCCCTGGCACATTCTCTTTCTTGAATGGAAATGCCTCACCAGGCGACAGGAACTCACAGGAGTTTCCCGGTTCAACGAATCAGACCGCGCGAACGAAGTCCAAGAAGGAGGAGATGTTTGATAAACAAATGGAGAGCTACCAGCGCTCTAGAGAGGAGGGTATGCCCAAGGGGCCTGCTCGGCAATAAAATTGAGCCAAGGCGCCCCTAACGTTTTAAAGATTAAGCGATAATATCCACTAGAGTATGTCGTTCCTGGGGGCTTTTAATACGCAGCTCATCCGCTTCTTTGAGGGTCTCAGCGAGATATTCCCCGAAGAGCGTGATATTAAGGCATCCCTAGAGGCTATTCATGGCTTGAAGAAGATTAATCCGAAGATGATTCTTGAACTCTTCTTTGAGCATGTCTACAAGCCCATGTCCGAGCCTATCAAGCGCGAGGATGAGGAGGTCGTGATCGCATATGCAAAGTCGGTGATTTCCGAGCAGTTCAACGAGATGTCAATTGCGCTCGTTATGTTTGATAAACACTGGCCCTCTCTCAGTGATACAAATAGACGGAATATCTGGAATTATCTGAAAGTTCTGTGTGTTTTGTGCGAGAAGGCGAAGGACCTCTGAAACAGCGGCTTCGGCGGCTATACCGGCGTAAACAAAGTTTAGAGCTGTTTTATTTCGGATCGAAATAAAACAGCGTAAAGAAATGCCCCACTCTCTTCCAGAAGCCAAATAGATGTCCGAGACCATCTTCAATAAGAAGTTCTCAGAATTCTGCGATGATCTGGCGGGAGCATGCCCCGAATACTCTACGGATATTCAGATTGCGAAAGAGCTGGAGCCCGATGAGCGTGTAAGAGCTTATCGCGCCGAGGTTCTGAGAAAGAGGACGCGTAGCCCGACAGTAAACCCTGGCCGCGTGCTTCCCAATGTCACGATTAAGGACCCCGTGTGGACGGCCCTGTCTGATAAAAGCAAGAAGGCTATTCTGGAATACCTCGCTCTTCTCGATGTATCCTGTGTGATGCTTGCTGTGGATCTGAGCGGCGGCCAGAACGAGTCTTTTTCACAGGATTGGGTTGATGAGACGATGCGTGAGTGGCGCACGAAGATGGACCGCGTGGATTTCAAGACGATGGCCGACAAGTTCACGAAGATGTTCGGGACAGAGGGGGGTGCACTACCGCCGCTGCCCGAGAAGTTCCTGAAGGGGAAGCTGGCGAAGCTGGCGGAGGACATGGTGCGCGAGTTCAAGCCTGAGGACTTCGGCATGTCGGCGGAGGATCTGGCCGCCTGCGAGAAGGACCCTACCCGCGCATTTGAGATTCTTATGTCTGCATCGTCTGAGAACCCGCAGAACCTCCAGAAGGTGATGGGGCGCGTGGCGAAGAAGCTGCAGGCAAAGATTCAGAGTGGAGAGCTGAGACCGCAGGACCTGGCCGCCGAGGCCGAGGAGCTTATGAAGGATTTCCAGGAGAATCCGGCCTTCGTGGAGATGCTGAACAGTTTCCGCACGGCCTTCTCCTTTGAGGAGCCCGAGGCTGCGAAGAAGTCTGGTCACGATGGCGAGGGACGTCTTGCACAGGCTCGCGCAAGACTTCGCAAGAAGCTGGAACAGCGAAAGAAGAAGTAAAAAAACAAGCTACCACGGTAGAGTGATAGACAATGGCAAAAGGATTATGCGACCCCTATATCTGGGAAGACATTCGTTCAGTTCCGAATGCCTTCACCGGTCTTCTTCCACCGGCCGATCCGTGTGTGAGCAACTTAGTGAATACGGTTCTTTGCGTGTATAGCGTGGCTATTCTTCTCGCTGGTGCACTCTTCTCTAGAGGTCTCACAGTTAGTTTGTATATACTGGCCGCCGCCACAATTCTTCTTATCCCCTCCTTCATGGCATACGGCAAGGCATCTACTCTCGTAAGCACGAAGGTCGCGGAGCCGTTCAGAGACGACGTGGTGCCTATTCAGAAGCCCCGATCTCTGACTGACACAACATACCCGACGGATAGAAATCCGTTCATGAACGTGCTTCTGGACGAGATTAAATACAATCCGACACGCCCTGCCGCCGCCGAGATTGGCGAGAAGAATGTGAAGATTACGCTCGATGACTTCTTCCGCGTGGAGTTCACGAGCGATCCTACGGATGTGTTCGGGCGGACACAGAGCCAGCGCCAGTTCATCACCATGCCAAGCACGACCATCCCGAATGACCAGCACTCTTACCAGAACTGGCTCTATAAAATCCCTGGCAAGACGTGTAAAGAGGGGGGTCGCGAGGCATGCCTTCCCGGAACAGATGGGGGGAAGCTACCTTGGGTTAATTTTAGCTAAGAAGCGCCTGGGTTTCCAGGGCAGGCGTCTTTCCACATTTAACTTTGCGTAGCGTCCGCTTTCTCTTCTCCTGGAGCACTGTCTTCGTGCAGATGGCAATTGCGACGCCCTCGCGCTGTGCCTTCTTTACTTTCAAAGTTCTACCGACTTTTTTTACGCATCGGCAAAACTTTTCAGCGAGCTTCATTTACTTCTGTGTAAGAAAAAAATAGACGGTAGTCAGAGATGTTCCAGGTGAACCGGTCAACCCATACCAAGGATGATAACTGCGGAATTGAACAATACTACAGACAGTCACTTACGGCTGGCAAGTATTACACAACGAATCTTGTCCCCGATGCTCGCGAGGTGAACCCGCTGGCCGTGAACAATCTGATTGTATACCCGCGCGAGGGTTTCGGCCTCAACAACGCCGCTATCGATGCCGACTCGGTTCTGCGCAACCAGCCCGAGTTCAAGAACAACCGGTGCAATATCCGCCCCCAGGCTCGCCCCTTCTTAGCCGTGCCGTTTATGGGCGGGGGCCGTGGCAATCCCGACGTGGAGAGTCTGCTCATCCACGCCGAGCAGGTGCGCCAGGGTAAGGAGTGCGGCACGATCTCTGAGCAGCAGTATGACGGTGTGTTCACCCCGCTCATCCCCAGCGTGAAGGACAATATCCAGAACCCGAAGAACCTCGTTACGGAGGTGGCCTCTGCTGGCTGGGTTCGTGGTGGCCTCCCCAGCCGCTCTTACATCCGCGACGTGAACTGCTGAAATTGCGATTTTTCAAACAATCTTTTGATTAACTTTTGTTGATAAAAAGATAGCTATCGTTAGAATGAGCTCATACCAAGAGGCATTTGAAAAGACCCCGCTAAAGACACCGACTGAGCGGACCGAGAATCCGCAGAGTTACGACCAGGCCGTGTATGCTTACCAGCACAAGAAGGAGGCTCGCCACATTCTCGGTCTCGTCGGTGGCAACGAAGTATCCGGCATCAAGGGAAATCGCGTAGACCTGGAGTCTGACCTCCTCGGCATTACTCGCCCTACTACGCGCGGCAATGAACGTCTCCACCAGCCTCTCCGTATGAAACAGGCCACTCTGGAGCGCGTGAATGCGAAATACACTACGCCTCTGACAATCAACCTCCAACCTGATCACCTGCCTTCATACCAGATGTGGGCATACCCCGCAACTCTTGCACCTGAGCCTTTCAAGCAGGAGACCTGCCAGCACCCTGAGAAGTTTTGAGTCTAATGAATAAGTAGCAGAAGCAATGGTCAACAAGAATAAATTAACCCGAAAGCGGAAGCGCATAGCAAGAGAGATTATTGCGCCCACTATACGTCGGCCCAATGCGACCTCTTCATCTTCCCTCATACATGTACCTTTTTGGGCATATAGTTTACGCAATAAAAAGAAAACTTGTAAAAATAAGAGGCAGCATTAGATGAACGACGGGCAGCCTTCAGTAAAACAACAGGCTCTTACACGCTTACGGAACGACGATTTTCGTCATACCGATGACATGAGAATAACGGGATATTCTTTACAGTATTATGTTAATGCCCCGGGCATCAACTGCCCCGTCTCCTTTCCCGTTGACCCCACCATTCGTATCCAGAAGAGTGGCGCGAGCTGGAAGGAGGGACAGTGGAAGACGGACGTGGAGTCGGATCTGAAGAACATCAATCGTCTTGGAACCCGTGTTCGTGGGAATACGGAATCCTACCAACCCAAGACCAATGTGATGAACGCAATTCCTCTGCGCCCCGCCCCCGACGAGAGTTTCCCTCTTGGATTTAATCGTCTGACGAATCCACCCTGCACACTGCGGGCCACTGGGTGGAATCGCTGGGAGGTTCTGCCCCATAATCCTCAGCTGACATATGAAACGCCATTTGACTTCTTCATACCGTCGCGGGACCTGGATAAGCAGAAGTTCAGAACACATGGTGACTGCTTGGGTCTACCGAATGGATACTAAACGCTAATTCCACGCAACTAAAAGCTGCGCAAAATTAGTGCTTAACGGTAGTATGGAGGTTGTAGCTCTAGCAGGACTTTTAGGATTAGGATATGCCGTAACCAAACTTGCAACACCCTCTGGAGTCGACGATACGCCTATTTCGTATAAGAAGGGGAATGCCTCTCTCCGCGAGGCGTTTGAGTCTGCGGTGCCAACTGGACCCCCTGGCAGACCCCTCACAACTATGGCAAAGGGTGGCTCTGCGAAGGGAGCTTCCCAGGAGCTTGACCTGATGTATGCCACTCCTGGTGGAACCGTGTATCCGAGTGAAATAAACCCCGGTCCCCAGGGAACTGCTTTCGGATATGCATCAAAGACATCAAAACAAGACTACGGTTCATCACCGGGCTTAAGAGCAGGCGAGTCTGCCACTTCGCAGGTTATGATGAATGCTGGCGGCGTTGAGGATAACCCTGTCTATGTTGATGGAAAGTTCGTCGTGAGCCCTCTTTCAGGCAATAAGATTGCCACGAACGACTTTACTCACAATAACATGGTGCCGTTCTTTGGTGGGCAGGTGCGTCAGAATGTGGATGCGGCCGCGAATACCAGCCGTCTTGATTCATTCACGGGCGCTGGAACAACCACGATTGCGAAGAAGGAGGTGGAGACAATGTTTAATACTCCTCAGACGCCCTATGGCAATCCGTTTGGAATGGAAGACAATACGGATTTCGTGCAGAGTCGTATCAATACGCCGCGCAATCGTGCGGGTGAGAAGCCGTTCGAGCCCGTGCGTGTTGCACCCGCCGTCGGCGAGGGGTTCGGCAGCACAGGTAAGGGTGGATTCCAGCAGCTGGAGACGAACCAGTATATGATGAAGAACATAAAACGCACTGACGATCTGCGCACGGCCGACAAGCCGAAGCTGACGTATGATCGGCCGGTTGTTCCTGGTGTTAGCTTCGTCACGGCGGGTGCCAAGGACACAGGTGAGGTGCGCAAATACAAGCCTGACGCGTTCTTTATTGACGAGTCTGGCGAGCGCTTTGTGGGCGCCTTCGCCCAGGATGCCCAGAAGGGTGAGGCCCGTCCTATCCAGGTGATGAAACACCAGGCCCGCCCCGAGACGTCCGTCGAGTATGTGGGCCCTGGTGCGGCACAGGGATTCGGCGATTCCTACGTGACTGGCTCTTACCGTGCCCCGATGGCGCAGCAGTATGGTGGCGCTGGATACCGTAACGCCGACGCGAGCAGCTACTACACGGGTGACGTGGATGCGCCTGAGGCTGACTATGGCCGCTCGTCCATTGAGATGCGGCCGAATGAGCGCTCCGCGACAGGCGAGCGCACTATGGGTCTGAACTTAGTGCCGGCGGATACAGGCAATGTGACAGTGCACTATGATGACCCGAGCAGACCCACGCGTCGTGAGGAGACGAGCGGCAATATCCGCCAGACGGGCACACCTGTTGGCTATGCGGGTGGTGCGCCGGCTGTTACTGTGTGGGACCCCAATGACGTGGCGCGCACGACGGTCAAGGAGACGACGGTTCACTGGGGCTACTATGGAGGTGCGGCCCCGGCGGATGGGCCCACGAAGCTGAAGACGTATGACCCGGATGATATTGCCAGACCGACGCAGAAGGCGCAGATTTCCGCCAAGTCCGAGCACTTCGGTCCCAGTATCTCCGTGAACAAGGACTTCACCAGCCACGACGCCGCTTACAACATGCGCTCAAACCCAAATAAGGAGCAGATCGCGAAGGGTCGCCGGCCGATTGCTGGAAATGGTAACGTGGCTGTGTTCACAGGCGAGAAGAATGGCGTGACCTACAAGAAGCTGGATGCTGACAGTGTGAATGACCGCGCGAATGCCGTCAACCGCGTCAGCGGTATACCGACCGGCGTCGGCGACCTGGGCCAGGTGAAGTATCGCGTCCCTCTTGAGCTGGATATCAGTCTTCAGCGTAACACGCTTGACATGATTGCCGCGGTTGAGAGCAACCCTCTTCAGCAGAGTTTGAAGAAGAATGCGGACCACGACGAGGCTCTTTATCAGGACATGCTGAGGGGTATGTAAAATATAGACTCATCATTAGATGAAGAAACAGAGCCCCCAGTTTCTGATAGCCTCTGCTATTGTTGCGCTGATTACAATAATTGGAGTTTCGTATTACAAGGTGGCGAAGCAGGTAAAGACCGATGTATCAGGTAACAAATTAAAGGTCTAAGGGTAAACATCTGTAAACCTAAAGATGGCCTCAAAAGCCCAGTCCCCCAAAGGCGCACTTCTCGTCTGTGGAGAACCTGGTTCAGGAAAAACGGAGTGGATTCGGTCGCATGCGAAACTCCACAAGGCGAAGTTGTTCCGCTGGAATACGCGCATTGACAGGTCGCTGCGAGAGGGTCGCGAAGTGCTACACCAGCAAGTTCGTGCAAGAGATACAATGTATGTATGGCTGGAAGGCGCGGATGATCTGACCCAGGAGGCACAGGCATTTCTTCGCAGAATTCTGGAGACCGCATCTTCCAATATAACCTGCGTTTTGGAGGTGCGTGAGCCCTGGAAGCTTTCACCGCCGATTCTAAGTCGCTGCACAATTGTGAATATGTCATCAAAGACGTCATTTAGGAAGAGCAGAAATATTGAGGAGGCTAAACGCCTTGGACTTATAAAACAGTCTACGCCACCCGAGAATCCTACGTGGAGCGACATTCCAAAGATGCGCCAGGACGGTATTGATCCGTTTGAGATCTTTGATCACTGTTTCAAAAAGTATGGCTGGGAGAACAAGATTCTTCAGCGGTGTATTACAGCAATAGGGGGCGGTGCCTCTCCTTGGGCACAACTTGCTTACTTCTTACACGCTCAGAACAAGACTGCGTGAAATTCCTCTTCAAACGAACCCATCTTAAAAAAGAGATGGAATCAACTGGTGAAAATGTGGGCGTGTATGCCGAGGCGAAGGGCGAGTATACTCGTCAGCTTTGCCAGTTCCTAGTTCCCGCGCTCCTAGGCTACTTTCTTCAGATGGTGGACGAGGCAAAGGAGAAGGATACGGATTCTAAGAAGCTCCTCTGGAATTTCCAGAATCTTCTCAAGGATGTGCCCGACTGGAATGTGGATAAGGTGCGCAGAGAGACAACCACCGTCCAGACCCTTGCGAAGTGTGATTATCTGGAGGAGCTCCTGACTGCCGTCTTTATTGCACACACAAAGGTGCTTTCTGCAATTCGTCTCACTACAAAGAACAAGAAGTTGCAGATTTCTATTCCTAAGCTGGACCATTTTCTTCACCGAACTCTTGGCGATTGTGCCCGTCTTATCTGGTCAAACGTCTATCTATTTACCCCTACGGGCACACCTGTTGAGCGCCAGAAGAATCTCAATTTAGTCGAGGGATTATTGGGTGAGGGTATTCTTCAGTCTATTCGCACAATGCTTCCTGTAAAGAGCATTCTACGGGAGTATCTCCATGATGATGGCGAGGAGGAAGAGGAGAGTGAGCCCGTGGCTCCGGCGGTCGAGCCTGTTCCGGTACCGGCGGCGGCACCCGTTCCTGTGATAGACCTCAGCGCAAATGTTGTTGTTCCTGAACCTGCTCCTGCTCCTGCTCCTGCTCCTGCTCCTGCTCCTGAACTGGTCGCTGCTGCTCCCGTCCCTGTACCGGCTCCCGCAGAGGTGCCCGCACCACCTCCTGAAGAGGTGCCTGCACCGATTCCTGTTCCTACAGAGGCACCTGCACCGGCTCCTGCAGAGGTCCCTGCCCCGGTTCAGACTATCGTTGTAGATACGGAACCCAGCGTCCGGTTTACGAACATAGACAGTGTATTTCATCACAGTGATCCCGAGCAAAATATAATGAGCGAGGTCAATACAATTGAGAATGATTATGATGAGGATACTCTCCAGTTTGTAGATGCGCCGCCGACTGGGCTGGATGGCGACTATGAAGAACTAAACTAAGCGGGAAAGAACCTCCTGTTTTTTTCCTTAAGAGCCTCAGAACATGTCGTCCACTATGCTTGCCGCGGGCATCGCAATCGGAGGCGTAACAATCGCAGGTGTCGGTGCAGCCAGCACCTTTTACATGGAGAATAAGAAACCCAGTATAAAATCAATAATGCGTGACTTTATAATCGGTTCTGTGCTTGTCCTTATGCTCATCCAGCTTCTCCCCGACTCTATCCAGCAAATCGCATCCTTTCTCCCGTCCTTCTCAAGCGTAGCGACGATGGTGGGCGGCGCTGCCGAGACAGTTGCCACCGCTGCAACGAATGATATGGAGATTCAGGTGGGGGTTCCAGGATTCTAAACAAGCCCCTCAGTGCTATCTTCCCGCGGTCTCGCCCGATTCCGCTGAATTGCGCAGGCAATACTAATAATTCCGCAACCACAACACATAAAAATACCAACAGCTGTAGCGACTGCTAATCCAATATCAACCGCTACCTCTGTATACGACATCTATACTAATAGGCAATCCCCCTTTAGATAAAGAGTGAATACACCTTCTCGGACTTCACACTCTCCAGCGTCTTAAACTGCGAGAATGGCATCTTATTTATCTGAGAACACGGCTCCGCGCTATGAACCTTCGCAGCAATGTGCTTGTATAAGTCAAAGTCGGGAAACCGCTCCGAGCCATCGGGCTCCTGTAAAATATTCTTGTCATCATCATCTACCATCCATGACCAGAGACAGTTGTAAAGAGGCGACACTGTCTCGCGCACGACTAATCCCTCCTCTTCACTCAGAATTGTCTGACTCTCGGAGTCCGCCGGCTTCTCTGGGAAAAGAGACTCAAATACACTCACCGCCAAGCGAGATAAATCAAACGAGGGATTCGGCTCGACAACGTCATGCGGATTCGGCGAGAGCGGCTTGAAGGAATACTGGCCATCTGCGTCGTTACCCGGGCGGAAATCATCGCTCACAATCACGTGCTTATTCACGGAGAAAATGCTCCGCCCGAAATCAATCAGGCGGAAGATTTTTCCATATGTTGGGACTTTCCAGGTTGTCCCATCCGACGTCTTGTAGAACAAGAACGGCTGATCGGTGGGGCTCCATACAATATTATTCGTGTGGAGGTCATTGTGTGTCATACCGAACACCTTCTGCATGACGCACAGTGCAGCAATCACCTGGAAAATCCACGCAGACCACATCGTCTCCCACTCCGCCGTTCCAGGGCTAATCGTGTGTTTCTTTGCATCCAAGAGGTAATCCATCGTGTTTTCATTTGATTCGGTGAAGAGTAACATGACTGGAAAGTCAGAGATGTTGGCATACACAATAAACTGCTCAGAGTCGGCAGACTCATCTTCATCATCTTCATCTTCATCTTCATCTTCATCCTCCTCAAAACTCTTGCTATCCATGGATGCAGATTCCAAGCTGGCATCCTCATCCACATCGGCATTCATATCGATTGACTCCAGTATCTCCTCGCTCTGTGTATCGGACAATTCAGGCTTGGTGAGAATATCTGCGAGCACGCTCTCAGGCGCTGGCGTGTCCGGCGCCGAACCATTCAAAACACTCAGCGTATAGAGGCCGCGATCCTTTCCATTCCAGAACCACCGTGCATTTCTAAAACTCTCGTAGTCGTCGTTGATATTATAGCGATACGTGTCGGCGCGTGCGCAATATGCTCCATAAAAGTTGTTAAAATGAGGAGAGGCACCTGATGCGCGAAGGCCACTCAGAGCATAAGTGGCCAGCGCCTCAACATATGCCTGATTCCAGGGATCCTGTAGCTTGTGCCAGGCTGACGTCCACGTCTTCGAGTGTCCAGGAAGGCCGGCCTCCTGTGGAAGGGAATAGCGCCCCTGCATCCAGCGGACCGGATCAAGTAGGTGGGTCACTTTCAGGAAGACACGGTCGTTCGTCAGAGTTCCATCCTTCTTCTTAAGGGTTACCGCGCAAAACCCCTGGCCACCTGAGCAATCAACGGCCGCAAGGGCAGAGGGGAGGTCATAAGCAACCTTAGCCGCCTGGTATTTGTTCACACGAAACACTTTGGATAGTGTGGGGAAGAAGGTCTGCAGGTTCCTGTAGCCGTAAATACCTCTGACGCCCTCAGGAATATCCTCTTGAAGAAATCTGGGCATTGGAAGGTTCATCCCCCGGAGTTTTTCCATCTTTTCCTCATCAAGAATACATGCGTCGTGTAAAAGCGCATATTTTTTAGAGGATACATAGAAGCAATGAGTTCGCCTATGGACGTGAGTCTACGTAAGTTTGATATGCGCAAAATCCAACAGGACGCCGTATGTGTTTTTATTGGCCGCCGCCGCACTGGAAAATCCACGCTTGTGCGTGACCTCCTTTTTCACCACCAAGACATGCCTCTTGGAACAGTCATCTCGGGAACGGAGGAGTCCAACTCATTCTACTCCAAGATGATCCCCCCGCTCTTCATTCACGGTGAGTATAGCCCCCTCATTCTTGCCAACTTCGTCAAGCGCCAGAAGATGATTATGGCGAAGATTATGGCGGAGCAGGCGGCGGGCCAGATGAAGTCGCGCTACGACCCCCGCTCCCTTATGATTCTTGACGACTGTATGTATGATGACAGCTGGACTCACGACAAGAACATCCGCTATCTCTTCATGAACGGTCGCTGGCTCAAGGTCTTCTTCTTGATTACCATGCAGTATCCGCTGGGTATCCAGCCGGCTCTGAGAACCAACGTGGACTATGTCTTCATTCTGCGCGAGCCCTATCTGAGCAATCGCAAGCGCATCTTTGACAATTATGGGTCTGCCTTTCCGTCGTTTGAGTTCTTCTGCCAGATCATGGACCAGTGCACGACAAACTACGAGTGCCTCGTCTTGGATAATACGACACAGAGCAATAAGTTGGAGGACATTATATTCTGGTATAAGGCGGAGATGCATGGTGATTTCCGCATTGGAGCTGCCGAGTTCTGGGCACACTCGGCCGCACATATGAGGGAGAAGGAGGGCAATGAATATGATCCCCGCTCTGCCACACGTCTGAAGGGGCCGGCAATTCAAGTTAAGAAGATATAAACTTAGGTTAGATGGACAAGTCCGGTGCTATTTCTTGCTTATTATTCATAGCTGCCCTCGCCATTGCGCTTCTCATTGCCGACAGATATATCCGCATTTCTCGGTATATTGAGCCTTTTGAGGGGTCTGCCAATGCCCAATGCGGCGTTGATATGGCCCCCTGCGACTTCCCTCTTCAGTGTGTGAATGGATATTGTAAGTCGGTTAGCCCCAGGCGTCTTCCTGTAGATACGGGTCTCCCGGTTGTGTAACCTAGTGAAGCGGTTAAAAACAGTGTATATTCTGGTGAACTAAGATAGTATGGACTTTCTTAAGAACTTTGCGCCGTCGTGGATGAATCACACTGTATTTACTGGACTTGTCGCCGTTCTTCTTGTGGTGGGCCTGTATTTTGCGTATCGCTGGTATACGGGCAGAAAGAGCCCCTTTTCTGATATGGGGGAGCCGTGCGACCCGCAGTTAGAGAATGCATGTGGAAAGGATGCGAATTGCCACGCAGACGAGACGGGCGAGAAGGGTATTTGCTTTCCCAAGGAGGAGGAGGGTCCCCGTGAAAATGTAGAGTCTGAACAGAATGGCCCGTCTGAATAATAAGACTCTCGTTGGCGTTTTTGTCTCGTTTCTCATTGTTCTCGCGCTGATTGCTGTGGTGCGCGCGGTTTTTCCGGACACCCTCTACGACGGATTCACGAACATGTCGTGCTACGGCGTGAAGTGCAATGAGGGTGAGTTCTGCCAGGAGGGCGTGTGCCGCCCGATCAACCCTGGTTACACGAATAACTACTATAACAAGGGCATTGAGTCATTCGTCAGCAACACAGCTGCTGCTGGCTCGGCTTTTAGCCCGAGACAGATAATGATATTTCTGGGAGTATGTGCGGCAATACTCGCTATCTGGGGGGTGCTGGCTCTGGGGGGTCAATTAGTGAGTCGTGTATACCCGTCGGCACCGCCTGTTCGCGTAAATGGCAATGTTCGCGTGTAACGTCGTTGGACATTAGAGTTTCACGGTAAATATGTTTGATTATGAATCAACGTTATTTACGATTACTGCTTGTTCTCCATCTTGCGCTGCATGGCGAGGTCGGCGGGGCCATCAAACATTGCGCTGAATGCGGCAGGTGCAGCGGCGGCATTGCTTACACTGCTAGGCTCCGCCACAGCATCACGGGTCACCGTGGTCGACGGTCCACTACGCATCTTGTTGCGGTTCTCGCGCATGAACATCTCACGCGCCTCCTCGTTGTCCTTATACTTCTTCATGAGTGTGTTGAGCTGCTCCTCCGCATACTCCTGCTCACCGACATCCGTCGGCTCCGGATCCCACGGCAACCACTTGCCAATCTCTCCGAGGAAGATGTTGTGGATCTGGTCGTTGCGCTGGAGCTTCTTGGAGCGGGCCTCCGCCTCCGCCTTGCTGGCATAGACGCCACGAACCTTCAGTCCCCGAACATTTGTGCGGAACTCATTCTTCTCCGAGAACTGCTGCTCCAGCTTTGTCTTGTTGGCATAGACGAAGTCATCATACGCCTCCTTGAGCTTGGAGTCCTTCATGTCCTTCTCATTCTCCTTGATGAATGTCTGGAGGCCATCCATGACCGTGTCAACCCGAACCCGGCTGTTACGACAGAGGTCGGCGCAGCCGCTGAGGTCCTGCTTGTCAAACTCCACGGCCTGCGCATCCAGCTTGTTATTGATGCTGCGAATCGTGGTTGCGAGGTAGCCCTCGAGGTTGCGAACCCTCAACTTAAACTCATACTGCTGGAGGAAGGTGTCAAAGAAGAATAGGTCCTTCTTCGCCAACACCTTCTCCGGGCTCAGAAAGCTGAGGAGAACAACCTTCTGCCCCGGAATCTCCACGTCCTCATCCAGAAAATCCTCACGCTGGGTGTTTGACATCTACATACTTCTAGTTAGTTTCTATTTAGACCGGTGACGCGGAGCTAAACCAATGGCGGACCTAAGCCAATCGCGGACAAAAAATCTTTTTCAATAATATAGAGTTAAATGGACTTCACTACGGAGATTGTTAACCGTGCCATTAAGTACTTAATCGAGGGTCTGTTCGTGGCCATCGCCGCCATCTTCGTCCCGAAGAAGTCCCTGCCGGTGGAGGAGATCCTGACGCTCGCGGTTGTCGCCGCGGCGGTCTTCGCCATCCTGGACGTTGTGAGCCCGAGCATCGGCGTTACGGCTCGCCAGGGCGCCGGCTTCGGTATCGGCGCCAACCTCGTTGGATTCCCGATGCGTGCGTAGATGTAGGCGTAAGCGGTGCGTGCGTAGGCGTAAGCGGTGCGGTGCGGTATAATCTTTCTTAATTTAGTCCACTAACATATAAATTCTCAATGTGTTTTTTATAGATATGTAATAATATATCTATAAAATCCAGATGAAGATAGTCATAGTTGCGCTCGTCCTCTTATTTATTGCGCTTGTGCTTACCAGGACTACAGAAGGATTCTTCGGCGCAACCTCGCCTGGAACGATGGTCCAGTTACGAACAAGTCATGTTCCGACAGAAGAGGATGCATACTATTTCAAATATATATACCCTCAAATTGTCAAACGAGACCTCATAAGAATGACAGGTTCTTATTAGAATGGTCAGCACAGCTCTTCTGGGAATATGTATACTCTTATTTGCTTGTTTGATGATTACAAATAGAGTTCGTTTTGAAGGATTTACTGAAAACGAGTGTGCGAGTTTACAGACGAAGGAGACATGTGTAAACGCGGCCTGCACTTGGAACAACGCGTCAAAGAAGTGTGTTGGCTGTTCTACTTTACGTACATGTGAAGCATGTGTAAATAATAACAGTTGCGGCTGGTGCTTAGATGGGAATAAATGTGTTAACTCAGATCGTATGGGGTTTCCGAGTAAGAGAGAGTGTTCCGATTCGGATTACGTAGTTTTTATGGAGAAGTGTCCTCGTACGATTCCAACGCCTATTCAACAATATTTTAAATATCTATATGGTTCTTAATAGAATGGTTGGCCCGATTCTTCTAGGAATAGCTCTCCTCCTCTTTGCCTGCCTCATCGCCATAAATGGCGGTCTGCGCCTAGAGGGTTTTGAGGATACGAACGTCTGCACAGCTATCAAGGTTGATACGGCATGCGATAATACGGCGGACTGCAACTGGAATAAGACGACAGGGAAGTGCCTCTCCTGTGCCGAGCTTACCGCATGCGGCACGTGTGTAGATAACAACAAGTGTGGTTGGTGCACTGACATTGGCAAATGCGTCATGTCCGACCGCTTCGGTCTACCTCTTGGAAAGGCATGCTCAGATAAAAACTATGCGGTTAATGCTGATAAGTGCACAGCCTCTACACAGCCCAAGTTTAATGCGGCCGACCCGAATTTCAAGACGGACCAACTAAACACTGACATGCCTGTGATGACCGCCTCAGGTGCTTCCACATGCGCGAACCAGGATAAGGTTGTTGACATTGTGAAGGGGCGTCTTGCAAATGACATCAAGGCTCTTGTTCGCGCCGAGCTGACTGCGAACAAGATTACACCTGTTGAGGGTTTCCAAAACCTTGAGAGGGGTATTGCAGCCTCTGTTGTCGCGTCTATTTCGGACGACGTGCGCGCGATGGTCAAGAAGTCTCTGCCAAAGAAGGTTTAAATTTGAAGTTGGTTTTTTTTCATCCAAACGCATAGATAAATGTCCCGTTTCCTTCGGATTTCCGAGACTGTGATTCATGTTCCCAGTCTCGCAAATGTAAGTATGACAACTACGTGTTTTGGATCACCGCGCCTCTGTCTTTATTATCACACTCAGAAGACGCAGATTCTCTATTGTGGAAAGTATGAGGACTGTGAGAAACAGATGATGCGTATCAAGGAAGCTATGAAGAGGATTGAGACGGCGCTTGACGGAATTCCGCTTGTTGAGGCAGAGGATACACAGCCTCTGAATCCTAATACCATTTCACCAACTATTGTGAAGGGTGCAAATGTAACAATTTAGATTGACCGAATATACTGCCACGCCAAATCCTGGCAAATCAGCTTCCAAATCTTATCCTGGACATACAGTTTGTCCCTATTTTTCAGTAAAGGAAAGCAGGGTAAATACTCGTCCAGCTCTAATAACTCACAGAACTTATACAGAACATAGGAATACGAGAGGAAGTTGCTACGACCCTTTGGGCAATGGGCCTGGAAAGACGGCTGAATCTCCTTGAACATGAAGCGCAACTTCTCTTCGATTTCACGCGACATGACGGGTGCATTTTCTCCATTGAGCCGGTTCAGGATGTGTGGCACGTGCTCATAATACTTATTGTAATGCAGCTTCCGCAGGATTTCCTTAATCTTGCTAGGCTTCAGGCTGCTATAATCCGAGATGCGCTCCTTCTTGAGCTCTTCTACAATTTCGTCATAGACTGTCGACGGAATCTCAGTGCTCTCCTTTGCCTGGAATTGCGCGAGCCACTCGTTGAAATGGTTGATGCGCTTGTATGCATAATAGGAGACTTCGCGCGGCGGGTCCTTGTAGCTCGGCTTGTCTGAGTCAATCAGGACAAACTCCTGATATCCGCATTTAGGGCAGGTAAACAGCGCCTCATTCTGGCTGAAGATCATCTCGGTCTGGCAATCCTCGCACTCTCCATAGGGGTCATTCAGCACCTCCGAGCCGCCGCGCGCGTGTTCAGGATCCACCTTCTGGAGATAGGTCTCCAGGATTTTATCGCGGCGGAGGCGCTCACCAACTGGCTGGTTAGGAAGAACAGGGTCGCCGGCCGACTGGAGAGAACTCAGAATGTCGCCCGGTTTTACTCGGTAGGTTGAACTCTTGAGAACACCCTCTGCACCATTGTTAATTCTCTCTTGGACGTCGTAATATTGATACAAAAGTTCACCGGCATTTAGAAAATAGTCGTAGACCTCGTTGCCGCCGCGCCGCTTCTGAATCTCCTTCTGGAGGACCTTAATTTGCTGCTCCACCACTTCATACTGCACGTCATCGGTCACTGCCGAGAGACTGGTTTCCAGCGTGTTGAGATTCTCTTCCAGCTCGCCAACCTGCTTCTCACGGTCAATCATAGCACCAAGTTGGACTTGGTGGACAGTATCGAGGGTCGTTCTCGCCTCTGGATTACTCCGCTTCGTGGGACGTATCTTAAAAAACGCATCACCTGTTGACATCTATCTTTTGACTATAATTCTGTTTAAGCATAATTTATATGCGTTTAATGTCTTAAGAAATAACTACGGTTACTAGAATGAGAAAACGACAAACTTGTAAAGTAAAAAGATCTGTATATTTACGATATATGCCAAAAATGCGTGGAAGTGGTCGCATACCACATATGAATACATTTAAACTAGTATGTAATCCAAAAGATGCACATGCGAAACTCCTAGGTGTACATTCATTCAAAACACAAGCTGATTCGGATGATTTTGTCCATGTAGCACTGGCACAATTGGGGGAGAAGGAGTTAATCGTTAAGCTACAATCGCCTGGTATGCTTTTAAATCGCGAATTAGAGATTACTAAACGGCTTAGGGGTCAAAATAATATCATTACACACATATGCGATTTTAAATGTCTATTTAATGATATAATATGGATGAATCCGCTGACAAAACCAGCCTCTTTATGTGAAGAGGATGGGACATCTTATCATATGATTATAATGGAATTTATTAATAATGACTTATCTAAGTTTTTAGAATTAGATGCTTATTCAGATGAAATGCTTCGTTCAATTATTAAACAAGTTGGATTGTCTCTCATGGAAATACATATAAATAATAAATTATCACATGGCGATGTTAATAGAGGGAATATTTTACTTGATGTTGGAATACCGAAAGATATAGTTTATAGAATAGGAAATTTAACAGAAACTATAAATACATTTGGTAATGAAGTAATATGGCTTGATTTTCAAAGAGGGTCAATATTTAATGTAGAAGATGATAATGATATCTTATATGAAAGTGCGAGAGATGAGATATCAATGACATATGAGTTAATAAGTAAGTGGATACAGGATAAAGATGATAAAGAACAATTGGTGAAATTAATGAATGATATTATGGGGACAACTTCTATAAAGGAGATGTTTAACGTAATCATTAGTTTCTAAAATTGAAATATACTGCAAGACAGTA